ATGATTGCAAGTGTTTTTCATCATCTACATCTGTAATTGTTTTACTATATTGTTTTCGTAGTCCATTATTTGTAATAACTATCTCACATCTGCCCCAGCCATGCTTTATAACTTCATTTACATTGTCTAATAACTTCTTTTCCCATTCAGTCATAACCATCCCTTTTTAAACATCCAACGAAATAAAAAATATTGTCCTATGCTCGATACAACCATTCCTATTCCTGCGCCTATTGAGAACCAAAATATACTCATGTAGCCAGCTCCGCAATTACTTCTATCTCTATACGCCTTGTTGTTTGTATATCAGCACCATCTGTCATCTGTAATGATCCATAGTAATTATTCACTGTGTCAAAATTACCTGTCGCTACTAGATAAGAGCAAGTTCCTGCTGATGCACTTACTATCACACAAGCCCCTACAAACTTCTCTGTAAACGTGACTTTCTCTGCTACCTGAAATGATATTGCCTTGCCTGTTAAATTAACAACCTCACCATCAGCATCCTTGACTGTAAAGTTCAGCTTATATCCTTTGTCGTTCTGTGTTACTTGTATTATGGTTATATCACTCATGTTATCTCCTTAATCCATTTTCTTTAACCCCTGCACTATATGTAATGCAAGCTCCATATATTCTTTTATTTGTTGTTTACTTGGCAACCCTTCTTCATAATCCGAAATACCCAACAAAGTATCACAACTTGAACATGAGCCATAATAAACCTTTACATACCAATAATTAGAAGGCTGATATCCTGTTTCAGCAATAATATAGACTAATGTTCCCTGATAATCGCCATCATTAATTTCATGTATTCTTTCAGGGTCTAAATCTCCATTTTCATTACCTGTATTTAATAAAGTTACTAAAGACTTAATAATTTCCTTGTATTCCTCTGGGTGTTTCTTGCTAAAAATCTTCTCCAGTTCAGGCTTCTTGCTCATAAATCTACTAACTAATTCTTTATTCATACGCTATTTATCTCCATTGTTTTGGATATCCTATTTTTTTCCACTCATCATAACTTAATGTATCACACTTAATCTGTTCTGCCTTTGCAATGACATTTTTTAATCCCCCTCTTGCACCACCAGCCCAATGGATTATATACGGATCTAAAATCTTATCTCTGCCCGGCTGAAAGTGAAATCTCTTTCCTATATTATAAACCTGTGTCTTGTATTTGTAAATCCTATAATTAAATGTTCTCTCCTCTGCATAAGCGCAACCTGTCAATCTTGGCTGTGTATTATACTCAAACAAATCCCTATGTATTTTCGATGCAACTATAACCCCTGAATCCCAATAATTTGATTCTGCGTTCCAATCTGTCATTGTGTCTCCAAACTGATATATCGGGTCTTGTGTTCTATTGCCTATCAAGTGATGTGTTGCCACTCCCAGCTTATCTTGAGGCACTACCTTGAATATGTCAGGGCAACCCTCAACAACCATAGCATCAAAGTCTAATAATAAAACCCTGTCATATACACCCAATAAATCATATAGCTGAAATTTCTCATATTCCCTACAACCTAATCCGGGTATAACTACGCTATTTACATTCACAAAGTCAGCTTTAATCTTGCGTGCATAATTAGCCATTGTATCTGTGGTAGTCTGTCCAAGACAATTCCACTTATGAGATACACTTATAGTTACTACTGCGTTTCTACTCATTGTATTCCTTTAAGAATTTTTTAATCTTTTTTACTTCAACCCCATGTGCAGTAAAACCTATATTAACCCCAACCTCATTTAATATAAAACGTTTTTCTATCTCATAGCTCTGCATTGATGGCATCTTCTTTATAAAAAGCTCTAAATCACGTTGTGGTTGTCCTGTTGTTAGATAATCTAGTATTGGACTTAAATTCGTATGTTCAGATTCTAGTAAATAGCCATTAAATTCCCAATGTTTTTCAATATCACTATTGAAGTAATGAGTTCTAATAATATAATATTTATTTAACGAAATATCTTTCATAACAAATCCTTATACTTACCATTAATATCCCCTATTATACAATCTACCTTTTTTTGTATTGCTTCCTGTCCACCTCTACCACCACCAGCCCAGTGTATAATAAAAGGATTCTCTATCTCTTTGTCTACTCTTGGGATGTAATGCTCTTGAGATGTAAGAAAATGAATGGGTGTCCTATGAGCATATATGCGGTAGGTAATAGTATTCTGCTCTGCTAAAAAGCCAGATGTCAGCACTTTAGCACTGCGATAATTAAATAACTCTCGCTGTTGGCTAGATACTATAATTAACCCACTATTATAATAATGGACACCCCACTCAATCTTTCCTAATTGCTTTTCAATTCTATCCTTAAATTTATCTATACTACCTTTAGCAATCTTAATGCCTATTTTATTCTCCGGCACTAATCTAAACATATCAGGACAGTTCTTTGTTATAACCGCATCATAATCAACCAGCATGATCCTGTCATACATTCCTAACAAGTCATAGATTTGAAACTTCTCATATCTAATATCAAACTGTGTAATTGGATGTACTACTAGATTATTTATGTTTATAAAGTCCGCACCTATTCTATGAGCATATTTAATCATTGTGTTGGCTGTGATATTGCCTAATCCTCGCCATAGCTGTCCGACATTTACTGTTACTATTGCATTTCTGCTCATCTTCTTTTCCTTATTATAAACCCCACTATCAACGCAAAAAATATAATACAACAAAGATGTTTAATATCTACCAATTTAAGTAATATTTCTTCTAGTAATTCTGTTTCAAGCATATAACTCCTCATGTCCTTTCTTCTGCCACTTACATTTTACTAATAAATATGGGCAATCTGTTGGCTTAACTTCTCTTGACTTAATCCTAACCACACAATATCTCTCTTTGCACTGATAGCATCTATATGTAATATATCCAAACTCGTCTTTATCTACTGGCATTTAATTCCTTACCATTCCAATCGTAAAATATTATATCCGTATGTCCATCGGGATAGGAATAAGTAATTGAATACCCACTCCCATTAGTTATACCATAAAAATCTATTTCTCTATCCATATCAACTCTCCAATATCACTTCTATATTCCTATTTGGCAATTCAACATCTATATTGTGTGTCTCTTTTATTATCTCTATGTTTCTATTTGGTATTGTTACTGTAATTGCTATATCACTCATGCTTTTACCTCTTGCATTATCCACTTACATTGAAAATAGTTAGTCCAATACTCTCTATTAGTATTTACTTTTGAATTACAACTACAACATAAAGCTGTAAGATTATCTTCTCTACAATTCTTCTTATTATAATCTATATGATGTATTGCCAATTTTTTATCACATTCAAGCTCAGGAACACCACACCTTTGACAGATAAAGTTATCTCGTACTCTGATTCTAGCTTTGAGTTGATTGTTAAAATTCGGAGGGTATGGTTCGTAACTTCTACCGTCTATCCAAGCATTAGCTTTGTCGCCTAATTTACAACAACTCTTACAATAAACAGATACATAATCGCTTAATAGTTTTCCGCAAGTTCTACAATGTGGTAATCCGCCTTTCCAAGTAGGGCTTAAACTTCCTACTTTTGATTTTGTAGCACAGCTTCTACTACAGAATTTTCCATCACCTCTTTTTATAGTACGAGGAGGAACATAAAATATTTTACCACATGTCTCGCAAATTCTTTTTACTTCTCCACCTCCTGCTGCACACTTTCTGCTACAAAATTTACCGCCACCCTTTTTAATAGCACTAGGAACTACACAAAACTCTTTGTGGCAATACAAACAAATTCTTTTTATTTTTTCTTTATAGTTAGCATTGTTCTTTCCACGATTCCACAATGTATAACATTTATGAGTACAAAACTTTCCTCTACCTCTATTTATTTCTTTAGGTTTAGCATCAAATTCTTTATTGCAAAATTTACAGATTCTTTTCATATCTTTAATCTATTTCTGCAATTATACTACATACACAATTGGGATGCAATGGCGGATGCGTTGTTACATTATTAAAAGCATTATCACCGAAACTATCGCCTATTCCAACAATTTCACCATTTAATGCAGAACAATCAACACAAGCTGACGGCTCCGTTATCCATCGAACCTTAGTAATACCCCCCTCTTTATATGCTTTCATTATTCCTTCTTCCATTGACTCTGCCGTCTCGGTTCGGGCTATCCTCAAGCTTCTATACTTCTCATTGCTATCATAATACTCATTAACCCTATCACCTAGCTTAGTTATGCTCTCTCCTGCGTCTATACCCTCTTTCAATGTTCTTGCTAGTTTCTTTGCTGTCTCTTCGTTTACTTCTTTGACATACTTAGCTAATCTAGCCTCTATCCATTTTGAGTTTTGTGTAACAATCAAATCAGGATTAATAGTAAGCCCTGCTTCTGCAACTGCTAATACCGCACCCTCTCTTAATGCCATTGTCAACTCTGGTCTACTTAAATGAGTTAGCTTAATTCCTTCCTCGTCCATGTCAAATAAGATATTATCTATTACATCCTTTATTACACTTCGAGATATAACCTTACTATTCGCATAATCATCCAAGTTACTCAATACCTCTTTTCTCTCTTCATTAAAATACACTTTTAGCTTTCTAATAAAATGCTTCTCTACATTCTCTTCCTTTGTCATCCACATCTTGAAATATCTATCATCTCTCTTTTCAACTGATTTACCCTCTTCTGTCGGTTCTGATGCACTGCTACCCACTGGCATTAAGTTCATAGGTAGGTATGGTTTGTCGCCCCAATCTACTGTGTCCAATCCCATCTTCTGCCGTTCTTCATTGATTGATGTTACACCCCATTTGATATTAGTCTCTCTGTCTTTAACCTCGAACTCTTTATCCTTTGGAATAGGATTGTCAAATTGTACAAATAAGTTGTCATCATATTTTGGCATGATCCTTTCATTCTGCTTTTCTTGTATTCGTATTAACTTAGGCTGTATTGTTGACTTATTGAATGCATAGTCTAAACTCTCTGCTGTGGCTCTATTGGTCAACTCTCCAAATCCTAACATAGTTAACGGCACACCATAAATACATAATATCTCTTCTCTTGTCATTTTCCTGCCGTCTATATAACTCAATTCCTGTGGGTCTAATCCTATCTTATTAGCTTTTAATCCATTACTTAATATAGCAGTAGTTCCAACACCACCTTGTTTAAATTTCTTCCAGAAACTCATAAGCCTATCATGTAATTCTTTGTTGACATTCTTGTCTGTCTGTAATACTGTTCCTGCCATTGCGCCATTCTTAAACAGATTTATCTCAAACTCTTTCTGGTATTTATCTGAATCAATGCTATATGCTCCTGCCTGCATAGGACTGAATCCATAATACAAATCACTAAGGTTCGGATATTTATATTGTATCACTTCTTCATAGGCTAATTTAATTGCTGTTTGTTTTGGTTGATAGATATATCCGGCAACTAATTTCTCTGCATCAGGAACTACCTTGACATATTGCCCCTGTAATACCCATATCTCTGCTGGCAGTCCTGCGCCATTTGGTCTTAGATACCAATAACAATTTCCTATGATGTCAAGATATAAGCTCGTCAACTCCCATAACTCAAAGCCATTCATCATGGGATTAACCGCCTTAATTAGTTCTAAATATGGATGTTCGTTTATCTCTTCTACCTCGTACCCCTTTGATACCCATAACTTGACTAGATTGCCTTCATATGATTTGTCTTTGGCTATCTCTCTAATTTGTTTACTTAACTTCGGTGATCCTTTTACTGCTTTCTTCTTATATAATCTTAATGGAACTCTTGCTACACTTCTTGCAATTACTCCAGCTGCTGCATATACCCAGCTTTGATAGTTGTTTACCATTGCCACATAATCGCCTGATTGTAGCTTACCCCTGCTGTTATTACCTACACCTATTGAACTTGCTACTACTGGATTAACCTCGCCTTTCATTACGCCTATTGCCATCTTTAATCTATCTTTTATATTCATACATGCACCTCACAATGTTCTACATTCTCTTCATGTCCACATTTGGGACACATAAACTTACCCTGCCCATTCTCAATCTTGAATTCTAGCATAGTATTGCATTTTTTACAAATCATCTAATATCTCTCACTCCCCATAGTTCTGCAAGAATCGCATATATTTACATTATCCATCTCGCTCTCTGGCTTTTCTTTATGACAAACGATACACTTAACTTGTTTCTCTTTATTCTTAACATCACGCTTTAATTGTAGCTTTGCTTCCGCTATACAAGCTCTAATCCTATCCTTAACTGCCCTTATTGCTTTATTAGTCTGTTCTATTCGCTTATACAAATACAACATCTCCTGCGTATCTCTCCTGTCTTTTTTAATACGCTCTCGGAACTTGTCAACATCAGGCAGTTCAACTATATCTCGTAGTTCTTTGTCGAAGTGTTTAATTTCTTGCTCTAGGTATTTAATGTATTCTTTATCCATTATATAAACATCTTGTCATTATATTATTCCTATCATTGGCTCGTTATCTTCGCCATGCCCTAAGTAATATCTTATAGCGTCCATGCTGTGATCTCTAAACGGTACTGGCTCATCCAATACATGCCCATGCCTGTCCTCTTTCCATTTATAACCCTTAATCTCTTTTATGATATTAACACTCCTCTTTGTAATATGGAGCTTCTTTCTTTTTACTCTGTCTATACCTATCTTAACACTTCCTTTGCCCTTAATGCAAGGAAAAACATTATAACCCGCATTATCTATCTCTTCTATGCGCTGTGGCTCTGCGCAATCAGCTATTATTTCGTCATTTTTATTCTTAATTAAGTCATTCATTCTTGTTATTAAATCTGTATTTGTCAATCCGCTTTCGTATAGTGTCTCGTCAATATATATCTCTTGATCTCTCTCTCCAATCTTTACAAGCGCTGTCGCATTATTAAATCCAAAATCCAATCCATAACCAACCTTATCACATTCAGGAAACTCATCTACTATATCCCAATTCTTATATATAATATTCTCCGGTGATGCCCATGTTCCCTGTCCGTATATCTTCCAATAGGTTAAATCCTGTGTTTTCAGGCTCTCAATGTATTCTCTGTTATCAGCGTCAAGGAAAGGATTATCCTTGTATGTGCTGTGCTGTACTGCTGTGTTATCAGGAGGATTGTCTGTAATAGCTTTCAGGAAACTTAATTCATCAACAGGATTGAAACTAAAATATAACTGATTCTTTCCGTTCTTGTTCTCACCCCTACATCTTAATCCTAGCTGTAAAAAATCATCCCATGTATTCTCTGTAAACTCCTCTCCCCATATATAATTTATCTTCTCGAATGATTTTAGCTTTTCAGGGTCATCAAGTGGAACGAAGAACATCTGATTATTGCCTACTGTCAATGTTAAATCTGATTTATTTGGTACACATCCGGGCAGATCATATTTCTTGATAAGATCATTCATTAATAACCAAGCCGCTTTCTTCAATGCAGGTCTGGTTTTCATTGTTATGAGCATGCGTATGTCTTGCTCTTTGTACATCTTCTCTAATAAAAGGAATTGTGCTATCGACCAACTCTTAGAACTCCCTGCCCCGCCATATAAAAGATTGACGCGCTTCTTTGTCTCTAATAGGAATCTATAACAATGCTCTGCGTGTTCTACCTCAATCTGTCTTGTCATCTTTACTCTCTACTTGTGGGTTACTTGTAGGCTTACTTGTGGGGTCATCTTTACTATTTCTATATATATGTATTATCTCTATACCGCCCTCATGCTGTACTCTGCTGTCTATCTTCTCACTCCAATCTAAGAAGTATTGTAGCCATAGCTTGATGTCTGATGTCTTGCCCTCTGTCATGGTTGTCTTGTAGAATTTAGCTATAACATTGGCTGTTTTTGTTCGTCCAAAATGATTCCACTCTTGCTCTACTATTTTCCAAAATTCTGGCTTTTTCTTCCAGTCGCTAAGCGTGTCCTGATGCACTCCGAACTTCTTTGCAAATTCTCCCTGTGTCTTTATCTCTCTCATTGGTTCAGGTAAAGCCATCCACATTGCAAACTCATTAAATATAAGTGGTTTGACCAATGCCTTTGTTTTAGGATTTTTAGGATTGCTTTCACTCATGCTATTTTCTCTGCTTTCTTTTCGCTATCTTTCCACTTATAACCACACTTCGGACATATATTTTCTTTCTCTATTTCCTCTCCAAGTTGCACATCTTCAACCTTATCATCCAATCCAAATATTTCATCCAAATTAAATCCAATATCCTTTAATAACTCATCATCCACATTCGCAAGTAAATCAATATCCCACTCTCCCTGATTAAAATTAGCCCTCAGCATATATTCTCTGTGTTCTTCCTCTGTCAACTTTCTGTTCGGAACTCTGACATCTATTTTTTCTTGTCCCCTTCCTAATGTTTTTAATATAGTAATGCGCTGATGACCGGAAATGATTCGAGAATCTGTGTTTATTGCCGGTATATCTACAAGATTAAACTTCTTTAATGATTTCTCTAAGTCTTTAGCTTGCTTCTTTGTTAAAAATCTAGGATTGCCTTCTGTTGGTATAAGCTCTTTGATTTGCCTTTGCTCTGTGTGCCAAATTAGTTTTTCCATTCTATTTATTCCCTACGGTCACTATGCAAGCATTGACATTCGTTCCGCTCTCTTTGAATGACTTTTCTGGTAACTCTATAAATTCTCCACCTAATCCTTTTATCATTGCCCTAAAGTTTACTGTCTTTTTATTAGTTCTGAATAGTACGGAACTTGACATCACCGAAACAACCCTATTTGATAGCCCAAGCATATGTTCTACATGTAGAATGTCTTGTTGTTTCGAGAATGGAGGATTTGCCACTATAACATCATATTCTTTTTTACAATCTAAGAAATCTATTCCTCTTAAATTAAAGTCATTTTCTATTAGATATGCTCTATTTTCTTGGTTTAGCTCTATACAATCACATTTCATATGTTTTGCTATTGCTCCCTTACCTGCGCTTGGCTCAAGAACTTTCTCTCCCTCTTGTATGTTAGCCATCTCAATGAGTTGTAAAGCGACATTCTCCGGTGTTTCAAAGAATTGATATTCCTTCTTCTGGTCAGCGTATTCTCCTGTGAGTAAAATCTCATCAAGGATTTCTAACGGTGATCCACTAAAAACATGCGCTTTTTCTTTTCTATTCCACTTACCATGTATTGCCTCAAGAACTTTATTCACCGCTAAATATAGTTTCCTATCAAGCTGTCCTTCCGGCAAGTAAAGCCTGTTTTCGTCTATCGTTGAGTTTCCCAATGTGTTTGCTACTTCATTCTCTATTTTCATATTATCTCCTTACTCCCTTATAGCATATTGATTTATTAATGTCAAATTATGTTATTTCTTCTTCCTACTTACCAACTCAGTTTTCGCTTCCGTTGTTTTTAAATCTACATCAAGAAAACCCAATATCTTTTGTTGCATTTCCCATAGTTTCTCATATCGTTTATCTATAAGAGTTACATAATCTCCTAATTCGCTTATTTTTTCCTCATTCCATCTAACCCTATGTTTTTCCAACCAAATTCTATCCACAAGTTCCCCCCTTAACGCTTCAATCTTCTCTTTATTAAACATGTCTATTTCTCCTTTTGTTATTTTATAATACCTATAACTAAAGTTACAATTAGAACCACTAAAAATATAACAATCACAAGTGCTGTGCTAATCCATAGCGGTGATAATACCCACCACCAAGACCAAGTGATTTTACCTATCAACTTTAAGACTATAAATACAATAGTCAATAGTCCTGTAAATCCAATTCCACTACTTGAACTCTTTGATTCGCTCATATATTCCTCACCCCCTCCACAACCATAACAACCAAACCACATAATAACATAGGTATTGCTAGTATTAGTAATATATATGCTGTTAGGGTTAGTTTAAGTTTGGTTATCATTTTTTCTCCTTTTCTGGTTTCGTTTCTAAAACTTTCTTAAACTTCTGCCACTCCCGAATCTCATCATTGGCTAATTTAATCAATTCCTTACGATTCATGCGTGGCTTTATTCTTCTACTGTTTTGCTTTCTTACTTTTGTTTGATCTTCTGCTCGCTGTGTATCTGTCATGGTTATGTCGCTATTCATGGTGCTTCCTATGTTTTGTTTTTTTATAACATGACGGACAAACCCAAACAGCCTCGTCTCTATCTGGGTCGCAATATAGTATATTCCAAGTATGAACCCAGCCAGAATCAATAGCATGTTTGTAGGAATAGAAAACGGGTACTGGATTGTTTGGATTTTCAACCTCACAATTCATACATGGACAAATAAAATTTTCCCTATTGCCAGAATCATGTCTCACTATCATTGAATTACGCATTATCCTATTACCTTTCTATGTATTTTTGGATTTACTGTTTTATGCTTAAAAAAGCTATCAGTCATTAAAGTCTGACTGTTATGCTCGCTGGGATCTTTAAAGATTATGTCGCTATTCATATTTTTAATACTCCTTGTGATAATCTGCGTTCTGCTATCTTGCAGTATTTTTCTTCTTTCTCTATTAAGATAAAATTTCTGTTCAGATTTTTACAAGCTATTCCCGTTGTCCCACTTCCTGCACAATTATCTAATACTGTGTCGCCTTTGTTTGTGTATGTTTTTATTAAATACTCAAACAGTGCTACTGGTTTTTGGGTCGGGTGATATCTATTATTTTGATTTGCATTAGATATTTTTAAAATACTTTTTGGATATTTTTGCCCATTATTTAAGTGTTGTCTTAATATTTCTTTTCCTCCAAATGCTTCTCCATTGTTTGCTATCCTTGGTTTGTCTATTCTTATTTTTGCATCTTCCATTATTGGGTGGTATATAGGATTTCCAAAAACTAATATATTCTCGTGTTGTTTTAGTGGTTGTATTTTAGAGTGTAGCCCAGTAGACGGTTTAATCTTGTCCCATATCCACTCATATTTAAACATATCTAAATTACTCATCACTAATTTACTAGTAAAAGGTTG